TCCTGAGCATACCCCCGCAGGAACGTAAGAACGGCCGGGATCTGATCTTAAAGGTGGACGTTGCCAAGTTAATTCTTGATGCGATGTCTACCTAATCATTCTCTTTTTTCAACTATCTGGTTTTTCCGAATAGTTCATTCACGCATTTGCGTACTTTAGCCGTGGCTCTGGAAGGATGGAAAAGTATATAATCTAATAAAGAGATTATCTACCATGGCAAAGTTACAAGTCCCTGAGGAATCAGGATACGATGAATGGGAAACTGAACAGTATAAACAGGCAATCGACGACTGGGAAGACCGCGAACAGTATGGGATCGAGTGGTAAACATGATGGAAAAAACCGAAGTGACTGCGAACGAGGTGGGGAACGGCGCTGTCCGTGTAACCATCCCGAAGAAGGTGCGGGAAGGTCTCGGCATCCAAGCCGGGAGTATCCTGTATGTATGGCGACATGGAAAGACTATCATCTATGAGGTGAAAAACGATGGCTGATATAAGAGGACTTCCACAAAGTGGTTCTTCAGTATTCGGAGTGTTCTATCCTAAATGCCCATCGTGTGAAGTAGCCCCTGTAGTGGATGGGTGGTGTCATCATATTGATGCCGATCAGGATGCACGGAATTTAATGCAATCAGAATATGGAAATCGCAGGGATTACTGTGGATTTCTTGTAAATTATGGAAAGTGTCCATTGGAGGGAAAATAATGCAGCCTAAGACCGTGAAGATCCAGAACGACAGCGGGGACACCACTCACTGGGAAGCCTGCTATCATGAAGTATGCCAGTATAACGGATGTCCGAGGCATGATCGCTGTTGCGGGGAGGTGCAGAATGCCTGAAGAAATCATAAGACATATTCACGAGAACAAAGAGAGCCGTCCAGATAGCATTGAGATTGGATCCCCCTCAAAAGGTGGCGTGTTAAAAGTCTATTTCAATGCAACCTCACCGGCCGAAGACATTCAAACTATAATCAATCGAGCAATTACAGCGCGTGAATATGCGCGCATGAAGGTTGCAGAAACCGAGGGAAAACCATGAAACTCCCTGAGAACGGAGCATCCATGCACGACGCCGCAAACACCCGTGAGGATGAGCGCCCGTCATTCTGTGAACCGTGTATCTTCGATCCAAACAATTGCGGATATACGGAATCGGAATGCATCCGAATAGAACAGGAAGGGATAGCAGATGATAAAGTAAAAGCAGCAAAGGAGGACAGAGATGACAACTAATCCAATTCCCCCAGAAGAAACCACAGAAGGAAATGTAACGGAGATCGATCTTGAAAACCGGCATATCCTGATTGAGGACCGGACCGGAACACCGTTCATGAAACTGTTCTGGCACAAAGCACAAGAAGAGTTTGATGGGAAACCCACGGCCCTGTTCAACCAGATCCGGAAGTTGCAGAAAGGGTTTTACGTTGCGCCGGTGATTACGGACGTTGATGCATCGGTCAGCGGGAAGATCAAAGAGGCGTATATCAAAGGACTTCCGTATAAGGAACGCGGTGATTTTCCCCGGCAACAGCAGAAGAAAGGCGGGTTTGGTGGAGGACGACCATACACACCACGGAACGAGAAGCCGATCATTTACCAGGTTGCCTTTAAGGAAGCCTGCGAGACCGCCCGCACAATCTTCAATAAGGGGATCTTTAAGGTAAATGGATCAACAGAAATCGATCTTCAGGAAACCTTTGATAAACTCATGGACATGGCGCTGGAACGGGCAAAGAAGGATGCCAAGGTGCTCATACAGGAATCGGGGTGTCAGTGATGGCGCAGATCCTTCAACCTTCAAATGCACTCAGCCTACTCCTGTGTGCCGAATGCATCCATTATACCAGGTGCGCTTATGAGTGCGACCATGGTGGGAACTGCTGGAAGAAAAAGGCAATTATGCACATATTGAAGGAGGTGGACTGATGCCCGACGCTGATTATATCCCGTTCGATATGACCTGTAAATCGTGCGAGTATGAGACGGTCTGCATTATCCCGCTGAAACTTACCCACAAACTCACCCGGGCATGGTTCCGGTTCCTGAAAGACCAGGGGATCATAAAGAGGGAATCGTATTGCCGGCAGGGACGGAAACGCCGATATTCCATCCAAACCCATTTTAAGGAGAACCCGCCAGAAGTCCAGCCGATAGCGTCCATACTTGACCGAAGGAATGAGGTGTTGCCGATATGATCACCATATCGTATGAAGAAGCGGCTATCCGTGGAGATCTGAACATCCACAAGATAAAAGAACTTGCAAGTCTAGGATATTTTAAAACATCTGATACACTATTAAGTGGTAGAAGGATTGATCAGGATTCGTTTGATCAATATCTGGCAAACCAGAAACCTATTGCACAGGTACAGAAAGAGATGATCATCAGGAAAAAGGAGACATTAAATATGAAAGAGACCGTTTCAGCACCAAATGGAAAACAATTAGATAAACTAACCCGATACGGGTGGTCAGTAAAAGGAAAACGCGGTGTTCCGAAAGACATCCCAAAAAATCAGATCCGTATTGATCTCACATATCAGAGAGAACCAACGATAGGCAAAGTACAGAAAATCCAATCGGAATTTAACTGGCCCGCCTTTGGTCGTATAATGGTATCTTCCAGAAAAGACGGATTCTTTTATGTTTTCGATGGCGGGCATAGGCTTACCGCTACAATGAGCAGATCAGATATTAAAAACATTCCATGTGATGTTTTTATATTCGATTCGATTCAAGAGGAAGCATCTGCATTTAGAGATGCAAATATAAACAGGAAGCCCATGAGTATATTCCACAGATACCATGCAGGTCTCGTTGCTAACGATAGGGATACGCTCTACATTGATGCAATACTCAAAAAGAACGGAGTCCGATTATTACAGAAGGTAGATTCTCCCCTATCGTTCAAAGCGATTGGTGCGTGTTATAGGATGGTCCAGGACAGCCCAGAAGATTTCGAGGTTGCAGTATCGGTAACTGCGGAACTCTGTAAAAATTATCCAATCTATGAACATCTTCTTGGAGGATTGTTTTATCTCCAAAGAAACATCCCGGGGGGTCTTAATAATCAATCGCTTAAAAAGAAAATATTAAAAATAGGGCCGGATGCACTTCTACAGGCTGCACACGCCGCTATATCATATAATCGTAAGAGTGGACAGAAAGTCTGGGCGGATGGAATGCTTAAAGAAATTAATAAGAATCGCCATAACGAATTTAAATACAAAGAGGGCGTGTCCGAATGAGGTCTCAGTGGTGCCGGGAGCACATTGACGAGACCGCGAAAAACTGCGGACTTGGTGAGGATGTGGTATCTGATGTTAAGAAAGCAGCCAAGCTATGTGCAACAATTCCTGATTTGTCAGGTTGCTCAACTAGGTCAATAATGGCTCTAATCCGCATAAAAGACGAGGATGTGAGGAATCATGCAATTTCGCTCGCAGAAAAGGCGTTAAAAGAAGAAACGCCGACGGGGGGAAAGAAACGAGATAGACTTACTGAGAAAGAAATTAAAAAAATCGTCGACATTTCCTTTAAGGAAGTTCGTATTGATCTCACTGAGAAATTTAAAAAGGAAGACCAGAAACCAAAAAAACCCGGGTTTGTTGGATGTTATCAACCGGGAGAGGTGCCGGTTACGGATGCCCCTCCGCAACCATCACTCGCAGCTCAGCAGGCCGCGAAATGTCCGGCTGGTGGATGTAAAGACGAAGACACATGCCCCGCAGCCTGTCATGTGAATCCAGGGCCGGCCGTAATGGTGAACCCTGTTGTCATCAATGACACGCGCAGGGAAAGCCCGCCAATTATCACTGATACCACAGGGAAGGTATCACCAGTACGTGATATACCCCCGAATTCGAGGGAATTAAAACCATCCCCGTTCAAGACTGCAGCTCAGGTAATGGCGCACGATAAGGATCCTCTGGATATTGCCGGCATGTTCAAAGATATGGATAAGGCAGAGACAGTTGTAAAGGATACCTCGACACCTCAGGATCCCGCAAAGGTATTAAAGGAAAAGAGAATACAGTTATCTGAGGATTTACTATCATGTTACTCAGAACGGTTTCAGATGGCAGCCCGGGACCATATCCGGAAGGAAACGTCATGGAAGAACGGTGCAGCGGATTTCTTCTATTTCGGCGGTGAAATGTTAATGGATCCACCTAAATCAACGGTATCATCAGCCGGTGCGGCAATGAGGCGATCATGAGCACAGCAGCAAAGGAGGAGTAAGACTATGGCAAAGGTTGTAATGACAAGATATGGGACAGTTGAAAACAGGCTGGTTTTCCCAGAGTGCCCGTTCGCAGGAGAAGACCCAGAGTATTTGTCGAAAGAAGTTATCTGTTCAAAACCAACCGTGGAAGAACACTACTGTTCGTCTATGAATGAAAAGGGATTATGCCCGTTTGACGCAGAGCACCCAATCACCAAAGGCGGCGTAAACGAATGAGCAGACCTTCAGATGAAACTTTAGAAAAGATGCGGTGTTGGTATCCGAGGAAATGCGAAAAAATGCCATGTTACGCAACATGTTGGACTTGTGATTATTATCATCTTCCACAAGAGCACCCAAGCACCAAAGGCGGTGCCCGATGACCGATGCAGCATTCGTACCGAAACCACTTATGCGATTTGCGTTCAAGAAAACAGAAATTCTATTCTTGTTCGCATGGTTCGATTTCTGGGTAGGGATTTATTTCGACCCAAAGAGCCGGGCATATTACATCTGTCCGTTACCCTGTTGTGTGTTCTATATCGGGGAGAGGAAATCATGACCCCTCCGCATAACAACCCGCAGGCAAGCACCAAAGGCGGTACCCGATGACCGATCACATTCCATCACTTGAAATAAACGTTCAGCCAGGATATGCAGACCTCGTGTTTACGAATCCAAAAACAAAAAAGGAGGATTGCGCGTTCAGGTTGAATCCAAGAGAACTAATAGCGACAAGGGATCTCTTGAACAAATTCTTCCCGGCAGGGAGCGAACCATGATCCCCGCCCGCCAGCCGCAACCCGATTGCATTCATTATGCGTTATGCTGTTCGGCGCAGATTCAAAATGCCAGCGGATGTCTCGGAAAAAAGGATTGCAAATTCTACGCAGTCCACACCAGCGCCCCGGCACCGGCATCGGATAATGGAGATACACACTACCATTATGAAAATCAGCAATTCAGACTTGTTACTGCCAAGGAATTGAATATACTTGTTTACAATGGCAATCAGTCAGAAAGGTATGGGATTTCAAAAGTCGTAAAAAGAGAATCCATTCAAAAACAGAGAGAATTGCTTGTTACAGCCGAAGCAGCCAAAGCCGCCCGCGAGCAGGAGAATAAGCGAGTGAGGAATGGTATTGCAGATAGGATAATCGAATTCGTAAACGAACACCGACATAAGGACCGCGACGGAGTTGATGTTGTAGATCAAGTATGGATAGAATATTTTGAGAGATCACTCCGGCCACAGCAGGGGGCCGAGCAGCCAAAGGAGCAACCATGATACCCAACGTTGAATTCTGCCCGGTCTGCCATAAACGCTTCGACCGGATGAACGTCCCGGAAGATTCCAAAACGTTCAGATGCCCGAAATGCGATCTCGTGGTCCAGAACACCATGGATCTAAGATGTCCAGGATGTATGCACCTGATGGCCGATACACCTACGTATGATGTTCATATCCGGTACTGTGAACCGTATATCCGGTTAAAAGAAGCCTCAAGAGTCTGATTTCGCAGAATCTACCATACTTTTTTATCCCCATCATTTCTCATGGAACTTTTACAGAGGTAGACCCCCCCGGTAGTTTGCCGATGGAACTCTTAAAAAAAAGGTATGACCAAAAAAGGTTTCAAAAAAACAATTATTAAAAAAGGCTTGTTGTTTAGATTAGATTTTATTGTATATAATGGTTCCTCTCGCATTTTTTGAAATTGATGAGATCGCGGGAAAAGATAGTTCCATCGGCAAAATGCCCCGGGGGTGTGAGAGGAAGGGAAAATATATATATTTTTAATAACTACATACTAACCATGGATATCCCTGAATTAAGGTGTCCCCATTGCGGATATAAAACCCTTTACTGGCGTAAACGTGCCGGTTCGTATAGCTGTCAGAAGTGCGGAAAGAGTTCATCAAGACAGGCGGTTCTAAAGAATGCCACAACTTGAATTCTGTTCATTCTGTAATGCGCCAGCCCCTAAACATGAAGGTGGTGCTGAGTTCAACGGTGTAACAGTGTCTGGATCCTTCTGTAACAAAATCTGTTTTGATAAATGGTTACATTGGAAATCGGCAATTTTAAGTTTGAGGACAGTCTCGAATCATGGGAGGATTGAATGAGCGAACAACCGAAGGAATACATCATCGATGGTGAGTACATCGAAAAACTCTATGAATGGTTGGGAGAGGACGGGATTGACGAGTTACAACGGATGCAAATTCGTACACGTTTGAAACTCACTCCTAACACGGAACTTGAAGAATACAGAAATAAACTTTATAAAATGTGTGAGTGTGTGCCGCTTAAAGAGTTTGCACCTGATTATGATAAGGGATTCCATCAAGCAATGTCTCTGGTTCGCGGATGGATTGATCAACACAGTAAGCAGGATAAAAAGGGGAATAGTAAATGATTTCCTGTCGTATCCTATCACGCCCAAACGCGCGCGAATACTGTACTACCTGTTCCCGCCATGCCGGTATGCCTCCGGTATGCACATTGAACCGGGCAGATCCTGGATATCTTGAAAAAGAGCCGGGAGAGAAAAGGAAACGGTACACCAAGAAGAAACCCATACGCGGGATTGGGGGGAAGGTATCGAAAAGGAGACAGAGGACGATAAAAACGCTGATTGAGAAGGGTCAAGCGTCATCGTTTGTTGCGTATTATCCGATAGATGAAGCGATCAAGAGGGCCGGGATATGAGCGACTATCTGGATTATCCCTGTATTTTCCTCCGTGACGATCACCGATGCTGCAATCAGGTAATTGATGGAAACTCGAATCAGATGCGCCTGAGGAAGAAGGAGTTTCATTTAAATAGCCCGTTCGAGAACATCCGCAAACAGGGAGAGAATCGTAGCCACTGGCTCTATTGTGCACTTCCTCAATACTGTCCAAACCGGGTGAAACCATGACCGATGGTGCGAAATGTCGGAGCAACCGGAGGTTAAGGACCATCCTGTTCCCCATGGTTAAATCATATCCGATCAAGCACCGGTTCAAAGTCAAGGAACTGGCCGGAGAGATCAAAGGGATGCCGCATAGGGATATCCAGCCGATGACTCTGGGATGCCTGTTGAGGGAATGCCCGGAAGTAAAACCGTTAGGTAACGGTGTATGGGAGAGAGTATGATTATATCATTCAGCGTATTCAAAGAGAAGATCGAGAATGGTGAGAAATGCCAGACTATCCGGAAATATTCCCCCGGCCAGTATAAACGGTTCCTGAACTGTTGGAAGAAACGAGAAACCACGGGCCGGTATAACCTATTCTGGCACAACCCCCGCAACGGAGGAACAAGGATCAGGGACGCGGTGCCGTCAGATAGGCCGTTCTTGATATCATTCAATAGGTCATACGGCCAGATGCACATAAACATCCTGAAAAAATCCGGGCTCGCTCAAGCGTGCGACTACCTCAGGCACGATGGCCACATTCTCTCAGATATAGCCCGTCTTGATGGATTTGAGAGCGCCTCTGACATGTGGGGATGGTTCGAGAAAGCGTATGGAAAGGATATGTTCCAATCAAAATTTATAGTGGTTCGGTGGAAACCATGAGTTCCATAAGTGTATCATGTCCGGGAATACTGAGAGTGAAAACGCGCCGGCAGATCATAGCCGGATACCGAAGGAAACCCGCATGGAAGGCGATGCTTCGAGATCACGCGCATGTCCCTGAAGCCGAATGCGCCATCTGTAAACGGAAACACAACCAGATTTACGAGAAAGAGAACGGATCGCAGGTTAAGATCCATCTCACTATCAATCATACAGATCGCCGGTGTTATATCAGCGAAGAAGCGCATAACACTTGGAACCCCTCACGTATGCGGGTAGAATGCACTACCTGTAACTGGATGTATGAGAAAGGGATGATCCCTTGTCCGGACTGCCTGAAAGAAGGAAAGGTTCATTATATCCGGTGGGATGAAGGCGAATGCTGGTCCTGTTGGGTACGGAAGAATCCGGACGAGTTCAAGAAGATCCAGGACCGGAAAGCCGAATCAGAATCGACCCGCAAACAGATCAACAAAGATCGGGCCGAGAAACGAAGGCATAATAAGGCGAAACACCCCTGTGTATCATATCGTATTGGAGGGAAATGCGGGAAATCGGCGATAGGATCTCGATGCACGTTCTCACCAACGAAAGCATTAAGGGATTGCGGGGATTCAGTAGCTAAGAAAGGAGTGAAGGTATGACAGAATTAAAACATTGTAAGTTTGCATCGTGGTTAGATGGTTATTTTATATGCCACTCTGAAAACGACTGCGAATTTCAGGAAGGGTGCGGGTTTACATTTTATTGCGGTCGCCCCGATGCTCTCTCACTGCAGAGGGAGATGAAGGTATGAACGGCAAGGATACGGCATTATTCAGCAAAGCATCGGACGAGTGGAGTACACCGCAGTGGTTGTTTGATCAGCTGGATCAAGAGTTTAATTTTGATTGTGATGCGGCAGGGCAGAGAGAAAATAGTAAGTGTATCCATCATTTCCAAGATGCCCTAATTCATCCTTGGTATCGTGAACCAGAAGCAGGCGTATCTCTGAAATCATTCTGGCTCAACCCTCCATACAGCAAGATCGGCGCGTTCATGAAAAAGGCATATGAGGAATCGCTGAAAGGCGCGGTTGTGGTGTGCCTGATACCATCTCGGACGGATACCCGGTACTGGCACGATTACGTGATGAAAGCGCAGGAGCTCCGGTTTGTGAAGAGGCGGTTATCATTTTATGGGAGAATCAAAGTTCCCGGGCAACCTAAAGACACTCCGAAAGACCAGATAAAATATATGATGGGAAAATCACCCGCGCCGTTTCCATCAGTGATCGTAATCTTTGATATCGAACAAGAAACGGGTAAGGGATACGGTCCTTATATCGGCCCTACCATAGAACAACAGGTGAAACCATGACCGATCAAATCATACAAAAAGTCGCTCAGCTATGGGTGGATCTCGGTGGGGATAGTGAAGGGATCACATGGACATGGATGAGTATTCGTGATGAGGTAAAGAGGATCAAAGCAGAGGAAGACACGTGACCACATTAGCTGATTATGGGGTAGTAGTGATGGATCTGTCACAACCTCTGGATTATCCGGTCTGTCAGGTAATCTAAGATTGTCAGAACGTGGATGAGATGGAAGCGGTATTGAATGAGAATAAGGAAGCGCATCCGGGCGATCGGATCTGGATCTGCGCGGGTCCGGGGAATACGATCCGGATCGGGCGGGAGAAATGAAATTCAAATGCACCAATTGTGTTGACGAAGGAATCCAAAAGAAACCATGTGTCTTAAAGATCCCAAAGGAGATTAAAATGTCAGATCGGGAGGATTGGGAAATGGCGTTAAGACGGTGTCCGTTTGAGAATACGATGACCGATCACAATGGGGTTAGATTTACTGAAGTGATCCCGTTGGCAAATTGGAAGAGGGAGAAATGAAAGTAAAAGCAACCATAACCGCAACCCGTACATGGGAAATGGAATATCCTGATAACGATTTCTCTGATGAAGTTTTGGAAAGTGATTTCTGGTGTTTCCATTTTAATCCCGATGAACTTACCAAGGACGCAAAATTAGAAATTATGAGATCACCATGAGCGAAGTACGCAAATGCGTGAATAGATACAAGTGCCTGAAATGTAACTTGCAAGCCTTCACAGAGACCGTATGTCCGGAATGCGGGAGTACTGATGGTATTATCCCTATGTGCCCTGCTGACCATCTGTGCACCTGTCATGATGATGTTCATGATGGGATCCGGTACTGTCCGGAATGTAAGATGCCAGTATGCCCGTGTGGATGCCATGATATAGTAGCGATCACTCGGGTAACTGGTTACATGCAGGATTTGGCCGGGATGAATGAGGGGAAACAGGCTGAGATCAAGGATCGGAAAAGATATGATATCTGATGAACCGTTACCTTTATAATGTCTTGACAACAATTACAATTATAAACCGCATATAGCGGGGAAGTGTACACTAAAATGACATGCACAGCAAGTAACGGGGTAACAACGGTAACTGCCGAAGTTATCCCGAATCCACACGATGAGGATGACAAGACCAATATTCATGTTGTCCCGATCAGCGTAACTGATGACGATTCAACGGTCCTGCTCGAAGGAATGTTCTTCGATGATTGGGCCGGATGGACAGAAGAGGACGAACCGCAGGAAAAACTCACCATTGAAAAGGACGTGTTGGATCGGTCCAGCGGTTACATTATCGGGAGGTTCGCTTACGACATTGCAGCCCGCGCGAAGATCGTGTTCCGGGTAACCCTTGACGGTAAGGTAATGAACGATTACGGCACCGGACTTCCGTACGGAATCGGTGAGGGTGATTATGATACCACTCTGTTCAAGTATCCCGGCTCAGCAAAGGCAAATAAGGACGGCGTCCACAAACTCCATGTCGATTATGCCCTGATCACCGGTATTGCTGAGAGTGCACTAGGACTTCTTGAATGGGGAGAACTGAAAGCGAAAGGCTCAGCGGATTTCGAGATTGAACTTCTTCCGCACAAGATCCAGGATTGAACCATGACAGAAGAAGAGCGGATCGAAATCTACAATGAATGCATTGCGAGCGGCCTCTCTGATTCAGAGGCCCGGGGCACTGCATGGCCTGAGGAGGATGGAAACTAACCATGACAGAACCAACCGGCCCGGGATATACAGAAGATCCGTATAATTCCGATGGTGAGAAGGCGGAAGGATTCTTTGTCGGAACGTTGATCAACATTGCACTAAAACCCCTAGGATTAAGCGATCCGTCCGGCTTTTGCTCAACATATCGTGAGTGGCATATCATGTTAGCCGCGATCAATGCGGGTCTCCGTGCCGGTACGTTCGAGAACATCCCCGACTGCCCGCCGTTATGGAGAGATGAAATGCAGTATTGGAACATGCCGGCGATGGTTGCCAACATTGTAAAATGCCAGTGGCCCACCGTTACGGTAGTTCTGAGCGGGATCCTGATCAAGTATGCGGGAGTTGTCTGAGAGATGACCCCTGAGGCCGTAACCCGGAACATCGTGATAATGTGCACGGTATCCGTGGTTATCGGTCTTAGTTTTATATGGAGTATTATTCCATGATGGGATACAGCCATGATAATAACAATGTTCCTAACTATATAGAGAACAGAATTTCCCGTATTGAATCGGACATATCAGAAATCAAAAATATGATCGAACAGATCAACCAGAAACTATTAAGGAATGGAGTAATCTAAAATGAACAACGCGCCTGCAGCTCAGATGAGCGTTCCTAAGGTTCATGACCCGGGGCAGGCTTCCCCAATGAAGGTTTCTTCTGTTCGATCTGGACCTGAGGGGCATCACTCCAATCACCTCATGTGTTATTCCTCTCCAGCAGGTTTGCTTTCCTCCTGCCGGTATCACCTCCAAAAGTACGCAAATGCGTAAATCGCGTCCGTAGCTCAATCTGGTAGAGCGTCCTCCTGATACGGGGAAGGCTGCCGGTTCAAATCCGTCCGGGCGCATACAATGACACTTACCAACGCTGAAGAAGACGAAGTTAGGAAGCGCGTTATCGAACGGTTCGGGGAAGAGTCCGTTAAACAAATGGATCATCATTACATGGAACTTAATGATATCCGTATGAGTTGTCGTGATTCTTACGAGTTTCTTATAAAAGTAAAAGAGAAATATCCCGATATCAACCACGAACTCCTTTTAGCCGCGATCCTTTACGGAATGAAACAAGGTGAACTCGGATATCAATATCACCTTAAAGAAGAAGAGATCAAGAAACCCAAACCGTTACCGACATGGGGCGATGCGTCATGATGGAAGAGATCGGAACTATTTACCGGGATGGCCGGGAAATCTATCTGGTTATTGAAGCGGATAACGAAGCGTATTATTTTGAAGGCGGGCGATTCCATCAGGGACTTACCCGGTTCGCTACTAAAGGGTGTAAGGTAACGGATATCCTGGACCTCATACCGAAAGATGATTCACCAGATGACAGGTTGAAATGAAAAAGTTACCTAAAGTCAAGATCGGCGGGCATCGGTATTCCGTAAGTTACAAACCGAACTTAGCCCGAAATCACGAAGCGGCTGGAATGTCATGCGCGAACACTCTGGAAATCATCCTGGATCCGGACGGGAAAAAGAGTCATATTAACGAAGTGTTCTGGCACGAAGTGGTTGAACAGATTAATTATCTCCATGAACTTGATCTCCCTCATGCGACGATATCAACGCTCGGGAGCTGTCTGCAGCAGGTATTGACAGATAATCCTAAGGTATCCAAGGAGTTTTCAAGGTCATGAGCCACGGTAAGGAGAACCCGGCAACGGTCAAGGCACGGAACGCCAGACCCAAACGGCAGAAGTTACGATCCACCCAAGGAGATCTCTCGCGGAAACTGAGAGGAATTACGCGCACGGGGGGAAATAAAAGAGGTATCTATGCCTTGATTCTTGACGATGCCAGGAACCCATTAACCATAGAATCCGACAATATCGCAATAACGAGCGACTGGCACGCACCCTTTATCGATAACGATCTGGTAAACCAACTGTTTGATTCCGCTATGGAGAACGACACCCGGGATCTCATCATGGCGGGGGATACGTGGGACTGCGACAATTACAGCAAGTTCACAAGCATGGCCGAGAGCGGGATGGCCGTATCCCAGACATTCAAAGGTGAAACCGAAGAGGTGAAAAAGTTACTCAATCGGATACTTAAAGTATTCACTAACGTTTACATCTGCAGGGGCAACCATGAGAAACGGTGGATCGATCTCAACTCTGGTAAAATCGGTATGAAAGAACTGTTCTCCCTTGCCCGCCCATCTAACATGAGTGAGGATGCGTGGGACAAACGGGTCCATATCACTTCAGACGATCATATCAACCTTATCCATAACGGCCAGACATGGCTTTGTTGTCATCCGCGTAACTTCCGGATCACTCCGTTATCAGTAGCCCGGGATCTATCAGCAAAGCATCTCTGTAATGTCATTGTAGCGCATGGTCATGCGTTCAATCAGGGTAGGGATCGGAGCGGCCATTTCCAAGTGGCTGACGGCGGAGGGTTGTTTGAACGTGCGGCCCTGGATTACACGCGGGAAACGACTTGCCACCCAATGACACGAAGCGGATATTTTATATTAAAGAACGGGGTATTAATCCCATACGAAGGCAAGGCATGAGTGAAGATATCTTATTCTACCGATCAGACAGGGAATATGGATTCCTATCAAATCTTTACAGATGTTCTGTCTTATTTGAAGGTCGGGTTTATAGGTCATCTGAAGATGCATATCAATTTGGAAAACCAAGAAAAAAAGAAGTTGCCGAGTGGTTGATATCAGCACCATCTCCCCATTTATGCGCTGCTGCCGCTCATTCGCTCTTTGCTTTTGATATCATCCCAGAATGGTCTATAAAGAAAGTTCCCAGAATGGCATCGGTGATTGAGGCAAAATTCAGACAAAACAAAGATTTATATGAACTGCTTCTTGATACAGGAACATCAAAACTGATCGAGAATTCAAAAACTGATCCGTTTTGGGGAATTGGAAAAAAAGGAGATGGCAAAAACACACTCGGAATTCTTCTTATGGATCTTCGAGAAAAATTATATCAAGAGGAATGGCACTAATGATCCCTGCCTGTTATTTCCTGCATGGTAGCGATCATAAATGTCTCTTAAAGAGGATTGAACCTAAGATGACGTGTCCGGATCGCAGGGCATACGATACCTGCGGATTGATTAAAGAAGAGGAGATCGGTAACTAATGATCGTCACCCTCTGCGGTAATCCCACGAACGACGCGGATTGCGGGTACTGTCTCCAATCAAAAGACTGTCGTGAAGTAAGGGAAACCATATGCAGAGGGTGTATTAGGGAAGGTAAATGTCCGGAAGATTTCAGGAATAAGAAGGTGTCGGACGGGATGTGCCGTGGTCGTGAGAGGGCAATAAGTACGCATTTGCGTACTGTGGATGAGATCACCCGGCTGCATGGGAAGGGGTTCTGAATGAGCAAACTTATTGTAATTCTGAATGATGGAGCAGAATACGCTCCAAAGTCGATATGGTTCCACCGTGTCTTATTCTGGAACTATGCTGTATTTGATGGCGGGTTAATGCACGTGTCAGTAAACAATATTAAAAGGATTGAGTATCGTCCATGATCGACCTCATCGCATCCCTCTTAGGTATGGCCGGATCCTTCCTCATCATGCACCTATCCAAACGGCTTCAGATATACGGATTAATCGCATGGGTCATAACTGACGTGATCCTGATCTGGTATCTCTGGAATACGAGTCCTTGGATCGTGCTGATGTATGGATTTTTTACAACAACCTGCCTGTATGGTATCTGGGTAAGGTGTAAAGAATGAAATGCTACGTATGCGGTAAACCAACAAACGAGATCCGGAGAGAGATCCGGGAATGTATGGCAACGCTCCACCAATGCCCGGAGTGTGGGTTAGTTCACCTGGAACCTGAACAGGGAGATCTGAAAGACTATTACGCAAATGCGTACCGGAAAGAGTATGGTCCTACGTTCACAAATAATGAACAAGCCCCTGATTATGAACATATATTCAATACTTACGTCAAGTATCAGGGCCAGCGTGTCAAGGTTCTGGAAGAGTATCTGGGGAAGGATAAGACTCTGCTGGATGTCGGGTGCTCAACGGGACATTTCCTCTGGAACGTGAAGGATAAATTAAAACATGTGGTAGGTGTCGATTGGGATACTGGCGCTGGTCTTTATGCCAGCATGAGAAAAGATATCCCAACATACCAATCGATCCACGTCATCCCTGAACAATTCGATATCGTCTACTCATCCATGACGCTTGAACATACAAGCGATCCATTACAGTTCATCAACCAGTGCAGCAGCAAGCTTAAAAAGGATGGAATACTATATATAGAAGTACCAAACCTTAACGATGCCTTAATCACAGTCTATGAAAACAAAGCATACGAGACATTCTATTACCGGAAAGCTCATCTCTGGTATTTCACACCGTATGCGTTCCTTAAACTGATGGCTAAGGCCGGTTTTGTGGGTAAACTGGTGTTCATGCAGGATTACAATCAGGACAACCACCTCTATTGGCAGGAAATGAACGAACCGCAGAACGATTGTAGGGGATTAGGTCCGGCATACTTCCCGAAAGCGGGAGAGTTGTATAAGGATCTCCTATGTCGGTTGCATATCAGCGATAATATGGCGTTCATTGGGAGGAAAGCGTGACTGAAATCATTATAAAATCTGATGATATCCTTGATCTTGCCATAGATAAGCGCGAAGTAATTGGTGGAGTGAAATATCAAGTAGATAAAATCACCGTAAGATATGATGGTGGTCAACCATTTGAAGCCCGGCTTATTGATCTTGATACTTGGATAGAAACGCACACTTTCAAAAATCCTATTGAGGCTTAGATGTCGAATGGCTCACAAAAAGATATCAGACAAACTAAAACAGGAAGTTATCGATTATCTCAAGGAGCCGAAAGCATCACAAGGAAAAGCCGCAAAGAAGTTTGGAATAGGTGTTGGAACGGTCAACCGGATTTCACAAGAACATCCCGAAGGATCACGTTTGGAATATTCCAAAACAAAAAATGCAGTATCCGCTCACAAAGCGTATGCGAAAGAGGACAGGTTGGAACTTTTGCGTAAAATAACTAAGGAAGTTGAGGATGCGATCAAAGCGGGCCTTAGTCCCAACGATCTTAAGAACCTGACCATAGCTGTAGGTACGCTCCTGGATAAATACCGTCTTGAAGAGAAGGATATGGATGATACATCCAAAGGGGACGCATCTGACCTGTTGAACCAGATGAAGAAGGGGGATGTTAGGCCAACTTGAAGGGAAACACCTCGAATCGTTCAAGGCTCCGCTGAAATCATACAATGTATGGAATGGAGCCGTAAGCTCAGGGAAGACTATCACCACTTGTTTAATACTGGCGGATTTCTGTCTTCACGGTCCACCCGGTGAGATCATGCTGATCGGGAAAACCCGGGACACGCTGATCCAGAACGTGATCGATCCTCTCATACGGATATTCGGAAAAGGAATCCGGCAGAAGGGGTGGAACGTCTTCATATTCGGGAGGCGCTGTTATATCAGAGGGGCGAACGATGAGCGGGCGGAAGAGAAGATCAGGGGGATATCGTTAGTCTGTGCGTATTGCGACGAGCTAACCCTTTATCCGGAATCGTTCTTTAAGATGCTTCTCAGCCGTCTCCGTGAGAGAGATGCGGTATTAATTGCGACAACCAACCCTGACGGCCCGACGCATTACTTAATGGAATCTTTTTTAGAGAATCCAAAGATCAAACCCGATCTGAACGTATGGCCTTCAACGATGGAGGATAACCCATATCTCACCGAAGAATACAAACAGCGGATGTTGAATGCGTATCCCGTCGGGAGCATGTGGTATAAGCGGTATATCCTCGGGTTGTGGGTAGCGGCGGAAGGTGCGATTTATGATATGTGGGATCCGGCCGTCCATGTGTATAAGGAGCAGCCGTTCCCGGTCAGTGACTATTATGTCAGCATTGATTACGGGACCGCCAACCCGACCGCGTTCTTACTGTTCGGTGTCAACGGGAACAAAGCCTTATGCCTGCGGGAATACTATTATGATTCAAGTAAGAGTCAGAGACAGATGACGGACGCGGAATATGCGGTTGAGTTTAAGAAATTCGTTGGCGATCTGAAAATCAAATCGGTTATTATCGATCCATCCGCCGCATCGTTCCGTACGCAATTGCGTAAAGACGGATGGTTTGTAAGGGATGCGAACAATGACGTTCTGGACGGAATCCGGACAGTATCAACGATGTTACATGAACGGAGATTGTATGTACACGAGAGTTGCAAGAACCTTATCCGGGAGATGCCGGGGTATGCATGGGATCCGAAAGCACAAAGTAAAGGGGAAGACCGTCCTATGAAAGTCAACGATCACGCGGTCGATGCCGCACGGTATTTCTGTCATACGGTGATGGGGAAAGGCGGATACTTTATACCTAAGAGGGGGCTGTATTGATGTTTAAGGAAATTCTTTATAAAATCACGAAACCAAATCCGGCAGAGTTCACCTCATTCAATCAAATTCCGGTTCAAAGAAAAGGAGATTTCAGAAAAGATGAGTATCACTCTATAACGAAATTTGTTATAGGTTGTTATGCCGATCATCCAACACTATCAATTCATGTGCCTTTAGATTACCTTTGTGACTGGTTTACGTTGGATTGGAAAGATAAAATCAATATTAATTCATCCAGAGCATCGCCCCCGACAAAACAAGATGTAATTAACGAACGAAGAGACGAGGTTTTTAAAATATATATTAATTGGGTAAAAAAGTATCAGGGTGCTGGATATATATTCCAAGAAGTTCCAGATCTCGAATTTGATTATGAATATTGTTACTCGGGGTATCCATGACATTCATCATAGCTGACGCGGGCCCGAATTGGCGCAACCTTGAGGAAGCCAAAGCCATAGTACGCAAATGCGCGTATGCGGGAGTTGATGCGGTCAAGTTCCAGGCTTACAAGAAAGGCCATCCCGTGCCCGGGCACCCGCGCGCTGCCGAGATTGACGCGATCGTGATGACTCCGGATATGGCCCGGGAACTCCATGAGGAATGCAAGCGTGCAGGGATAGAATTCCTATGCACGGCTATGTATCCGGAGGCGGTGGCGTGGCTGGCCCCGATGGTGAGCCGGTTTAAGATCCGGTATGCCGACCGGTATAATATGGAGATCAGGAATCAGATTTACAAATATAAAATGGACAAATTGGTTATTACATCTGACGACAACGCGGCGGGTCCGAAAGTCCAAGGGTTCAAAACCCTGTATTGCGTCCCTGAGTACCCGCCCAAAGCTTTACCACAAGCGGAATGGGCGATGTATGACGGGTTCTCATCGCATTATCCAGACTGGCACGTACCGGCAACTGAAGCGCGGCACTGGAACTTGGAATACTTAGAGGTTCATGTCATGCTGGATGAGTATGATGGCGGATGGGATCCGATAGACAGCGCGGTATCGTTGAGCATTACGGATTTAAAGAAACTAGTGAAGGAGGTTAAGGGATAATGGAAGGTGATGGTATTGACGCCGCATATGCTATTTGTGGTTTGATCCTTATCCTATTCTTTTTATTGGTGGTGGCTATACGATGAAAACATATCTCGTAACCGGCGGCACCGGCTCACTCGGCAGTATCCTTTGTCGCAGAATAATCGAGCAGGGCGATAAGGTCCGGACCCTCAGCCAGAGTGAAAGCAAACTCGCAGCACTTCAGAAAGAGTATCCGGAAAGTAAGTTCACGGGTATTCTGGGAAATGTCAGCAGTTTCGCGCGGGTTAACTTCGCATGTCGTAAAGTGGATTACGTCATCCACCTTGCCGCCATGAAAGACCTGACCATTACCGAAACCAACGTCCCGGAGATGCACCTGACCAACATCACCGGCACGGACAACCTAATGCGGGCGTGTATTGAACAGGGTGTGAGGAAAGCCGTGTTCATGTCAAGCGACAAGGCCGTATATCCCAACAGCGCGTATGGGGCGTCTAAGCTCAGCGGGGAATACTCATGGATGCACGGGAGTAAGATCCAGGATAAGACGGCGTTCATGGTTCTCAGGTCAGGCAACTTCTTAAGGTCGTCGGGTAACGTGTTCGAGGTATGGAGCCGGCAGGTAGCCAAAGGTGATACACCGGGTATCACTGACAGCAAAATGACCCGGCATTTCATTGACACCGAAAAGGTAGCGGATATTATCCTGCAGATGATCGGATCTGGGAACAATGGTGATCTCGTAGTCCCGAAAATGAAAGAGGTTAACATCCTAGACTTATTTAAGGAACGGTATCCTACTTCTAAGTATACTATTATTGGTATGCGCCCGGGCGAGAAGTTGGCGGAAGTGTTGACGTATGAGAATGAACGGTGTGTGAAAGAGACGAAGGATTATAAGGTTTATCGGAGGCAGTGAATGACAGCAAGTGTAATTTGTGATGATCACGAATGCAGATTCAATGATTATCATGTTGTGGGATCCCTGAGAGAAAACGGATGTCAGTTCTCATGGATCAAAATCAAGGATGGAGAATGCCAAAAACGGGAGGTTGTGAAAAAGCCATGAAAAAGAAAGGAGACAGTGATGGCTGAAACAATCGTCGAATCGTGGGAATTCATAAACTTTCCTGTTGGAGAACCGATCTATATCAACGGGATGAAAGGGTATGTTTTAGCCTATGAGGGAATTCCAGAAATGAACGGAAAAACCAAATGGATATATCATTTAAGGGCGGTTCCTGAATGAAAAAGAAACCAGAGAAGCAAAGTACGCAAATGCGTACTCCTGATCCTAAAAAGGATCTCAAAGTCATCTGCATTATCCCGGCCCGTGGAGGTTCAAAAGGATTCCCGGACAAGAACGTTGCGGCACTGTGCGGTCAGCCCTTGATCTGGCATAGCGTGGATGTGGCGAAACGGACTCAGCAGATTGATCGGATCGTGGTATCGACAGACTCAACGCAGTACCGGGATATCGTGGATGGGCGGTTCGGACCCGGCTATGTACCCTTCTTACGACCGGAGAAGATGGCCGGGGACTCGTCAGCTGTCCGTGATTCCGTGCTTTACACTATTGACAGAGTACAAGAAGAGCAGCAGCAAGTGTATGATATCGTCTTACTGTTGGAACCCACATCACCGATCCGAACACCCGGCCAACTTGCGGAGGCTATCGGGATCCTGAAGGATTCCTCGCGTATGCGGGCGCTGGTGTCCGTGGTGGATGACCGATGCCGGCACCCTATCGATGCTTTTGAGATGGGATCTCAGAAAGAACTCAGGCCATACGGCGGAGGGCAGTATCCTCCGGGTCACCGTTCACGGCAGGCGCTCAGGCCGGTGTATTTCATGGACGGATCGTTCTATCTCTCGTATATTGACACGTACAGGGAACGCGGCTCATTCACGCACGAACTGACGATCGGGTATGAGATCCCGGGCTGGCAAGCGGATGAGATCGACCATGATTATGATCTGGTGAAGGTGGAAGCGATCATGAAGTGGAGGAAGGCATGAAACGATATGAAACGCTCATCAAGATGTGCGGGGAATGTCCGTGTGTTTATTGGATTTGGGATAAACCAAGTTGTAGATTTCCACTCCATGCAAGAAGTGATGTTACTGATCTTAACACGACCAGATCGATAGACGAATATTATCCTAATCACATGCCAGAATGGTGTCCGTTGGAGGATATATGAAGTGGGGACAAGACGAAGAACCGCGCGAGTGTTGTTCATGCCAAGAAATCAAATCCTGCGAATGGATCGCAGATCCTTATATCAATGAAATAGAAGATCGCCAAGAATGCGACTGGTGGTGTGAGGATTGTTTCGATACCCGCGCGGGGGATATATGACCAACTCATGGACTCACGCGAAAACCATCATCCCGCAGGGTAACGGGCTCCTGAGCAAGCGGAAAGAGGTAAGATCGAGCAACTGGCCGGCATACTACCAGCGGGCGCACGGGTGCGAGGTATGGACTCCTGATAACACACATTATTTCGACTTCAACATCATGGGCGTCGGATGCTGCGTTCTCGGATACTCAGATCCTGACGTGAATATGGCGGCATGGGAAGCAGCAGAGGAAGGGAATATGTGCACCCTCAACTGCCCGGAAGAGGTCGAACTGGCCGAGAAACTCCTGTCCCTAAATCCCAAAATGGATATGGTCAGGTTCTCGCGTATGGGCGGGGATGCTATGGCGCAGGCGGTCCGGGTGGCCCGGGCATATACGGGGAAGGATAAGGTCATCATCAGCCCCCACGGGTATCACGGCTGGCATGACTGGTACATGGCCTCTCGCGCCAACGGTCAACCCTTCGGGGGAGTTCCAGCATGTCTTCTTGATGAAACAATAGATTTTAATGCACCATTGGGAGAAACTGCAGCCGTAATAGTGGAACCAGATCAAATTCATCCTGCTATGATGGGTCAAATAAGAAGATTTTGCGATGCTGGCAACATCCCCCTTATCTTCGATGAAATAACCTCTGGCTTTAGGATCGCAATGGGCGGGGTTTACCTAAAATATGGTGAAGTACCGGACATGGTGGTTTACGGGAAAGCATTAGGTAATGGATACCCGATCTATGCCATCATGGGAAAGCGGGAGATCATGGAAGCGTATGAGAAGACGTTCGTATCGTCCACCATGAACACCGAGAGAACAGGGTTTGCGGCAGCACTGGCTACGATCGAGAAGATGGAAGACAAGAACGTACCGGCATGGCTCAGGGCTACGGGTAAAGAGGTAAAATACATCTGGCAGAAGGCAGCGCAGGAGCATGGATTAGAGATTGAGCTGTCAGAGATCGATCCTCTGGCTACCTTCGCATTCAAAGGAGATGATGATTTAAACCGTATGACGCTATACACGCAGGAAATGGTGAAACGGGGATTCCTAAGCTCATCACAGTTCCGGGCATCTTACGCGCATAAGGCCGAGCATGTGAATAAGTTTGAGGGTGCGGTTGAAGGTGTGTTCGAGGATATGGCGGAAGCCCGGGTAACGCTGGAAGGGCCGGCGATGCAGGGGGGAGTAAGGAAATGAACGTCCTCATATCCGGCGGCTCGGGGCTGATCGGTAGTGCCATATGCAAACACCTTCATCCCACGAATATTGTATCATCATATGATATCAACCCTCAATATTTACACTCAACCGCTATGTTCAATGCAGAAGCGCCACTATCTGATTATTTCCACAAGGATCAGAACTTCTATTTCGACGCCTTCATCGACTGCTCATGGCCCGCCAAACCGTCCGATCAGTTCAAGACATGGAATACCGTAGTTGAGCATTTCAAACAGCAGGGACACGGTAAGATGATCTTATTCAGCAGTATCTACGGGCACAAGGCGCCGGATTTCGGGATGTATGAAGGTACGGAGATCCAGGCTAAACCCATTGAATACGCCATGCTGAAAGCGGCAACCGAGCAGGCTACGCGGTATCTGGCGCAGAAGTTGAAACCGTGGGGGATACAAGTTAATTGCATCGCGCCCGGGGGAGTGCTGAATAAGGAATCGGAATGTTTCCAAAGAGAGTATATTATCAGCGGGGGTGTGAGGATGATCGAAACTAAAAACATCCTTCCAGTTGTGGATATGCTTCTCCATCCTGATAATGCCGTGAATGGTGAAATCATAGAGGTATCGAATGGTTGGACCTTATAAAATATTATGTCCCGTTGGATGTCGCAGCGATCTCGGTTTAGTGGCTCCTATCATCCGGAGACTTAAACAGGATCCCGCGTTTGAAGTTATGCAGTATGATCTTAAACCCATGGATTTTATTGAATCTTACCGCATTACAGTAGACAAAATTAATGAATTTCATCCAGATCTTTTTTATGCCAACGCGGACCGCGTAGAAATGACAGGGGCCACGGCTGCAGCGTTCCATAACAAGGTGAAGATCGCCCATTATCAGGGGGGTGTTATAAACAATCCCAAAACTACATACGACGATACGGACCGCGATGTAATTTCACTATGGGCGGATATTCATTTCGTTGAGACCCTGCAGGCGGGTTACAACGTGGCGGAACTGACCAGAACGTATATTTCCAGTATGCCGTTTAAGCCAAAGGAAGAGTTGGCGCATAATCATATCCATGTGGTAGGTATCACCCATCTGGATGATCTGGAACTGGATGCGAGTAAAGTACCGATTGATTACATTCCAACACCTGATGGTGATATGAAAGTCATGGAACCGTATGATCTTGTCCTTATAAATTATCCTTCCTTTGGAGATTTCCCTTCATCAGAAATTAACAAAATTCTTCTGGAATCAGATCGATTGAAAATACATATCGGAGGTAATCCGGATGGGGACATCTCAAGGATTGGGCGTCCACAATATGAAAACCTCCCCCGCCCGCAGTTCCTGGGCCTTCTGAAAAACTGCCAGCGGTTCATCACCAACAGCTCCTGTGCCGTCACGGAAGCACCGTATTTCCTGAAACCCGAACAGATCGTCATGGTCGGGGACCGCAACCGCAACCGCCCGCCCGTTGAGTGCAAGCCGGGGGGATCGGATCGTATTGTTGCCATCCTCAAAGAGTACGCAAATGCGTAACCAAGGATAACATTTATTATCTACCCCGCGTATTACTATTCAGGGTGTTCTGCCATTAAACACCTTAGAAGAGTAATGTCATGACTGAAAACAGCACAGAACAGGACGAGGAATTTGAGATCATCATCACCGTAATCGTTATCATTGCGGCGTTGTTCCTCGGATACAAAAACCGATCTCAGATTAGCAAGAAGATCAAGGAACTTACGGAGAGCCTGAAGTAATGACTCGGGCCGAAGATCCCGTCGGGTTCCTAGGCCGGCTACTGTTAGCCCTGCTGGTATTCCACGTCAGCCGCAAATGGTTCGGGTGGATTGTGGGCATCATTGCCGGATTCTTCGCGTTCACGCGCGGGGGAGAGGTGGTGGATTACATCAAGGAACGGCTCACGGAGCGATCCTGATTATGAAACCCCTGTCTTTTTTCGAGAAGTTGGCACTAGGAACGGGTGCCGTTGGCCTGTATATTGCGTACTCAATTAAACGTGTTTTCAGATGGCCGAAATTTAAAAAGGATCCATCAGATCCGGGAATCGTTGTAAGAATTTCAAGACGCCTTCCGGATTTTCATTGGGAGAGTTTCCCCAATCCCGATATTATCACTCATAGATTCATCGTGTTTATGACCATCGCGTGCCTTCTTTCGGCTTTCTTCATGGGTATCGGTTGGATTTATGACGAATATAAAGAACCAATCGGTGTCGAATTCAACGAACGAATGGTAAAATTTAACCACCCAATATTATTAAACGAGTACCAATCAACAGAGAGGTTTGATTGTTCAATCACACCTTATACCTGTAGAGAAATAGATCACGGATTTTTTGTTATTACAGATTGTTCGAAGTCTGGCCCTAAACAATACGATCCACAAAGCGATCCGTGGTGTTACGACGAAGGATATTATCCCCAACGCAATCACCACAGATATTGACCAATACCTTTTTATAGTCACATTAACTAATACTTAATTGTTATTTTCGCTGGTGTTCACTGATCAGGACGCCAGTACTTTATTCGATCTTTTTTAAGGAGGCCTCTTTTAAATGTTTGTCAATGGACAGGTATCTATAGTCCCTATCGCGGTTGCAGGTGTTAACCGGCCGTATTGGGGAGCGTCAAGCACGCACAGTTCAACGGATAACAACGGGACTACCGGGTTATGGTGGAGCGCCACGTATATTGATCTTCTGGGTAAAGGTGCGGCAACGTCCTCATCCTCGTTCGATCATATCACGGTATCCCGGGATCTTCCGTCTAACCAGAAATATGATATTAACTTCTCCGTCCATGAAGGAACCACAGGTGAGTTATACCTTCAGCGGTGGCCGGTCGGATCCACGGGCGCAACGTTCCGGCAGATCCTGAGTACTGGGGGGGATATCACGATCAATAAACTGTATCAGTTCAGTATCCCGTTCTCACCGGGTGAAGAGTTCACGGTCGGAATGACAGCGGCAGCGTCAAGCGGAATGTATTCACTGTTTATTAACCCATCAGCCGGACTGTAACGGAGGACATTCTACATGTCCGAAGTTACCCTTATTTTAAAAGAGTTAAGGAATGGCGCGCAGATAGACGGGGATATGATATCCCGGTTGGTCAAGGAGCATAAGCCGACCAGGGATCATCAGGTCGGGTTACATGAACGGTATAAATGTTCTCAGGATGGCGTCCCGATCTTCTCACGGACCTTTGAGGATAAATCCAAGATTAACAACACGCTCAACAACGATTTTTTCAGCGATATTGTTGATACGAAGGTCGGGTATTTCCTCGGGATCCCGATTAATTACACATACCGCGAACCGGAGAAGGATCCTGTTACCCGTCAGATTAACGATCAGGAAGCGCAGGTTAAACGGTTAGTTGACCAGAAACTATCCGATTTTGTGAGACGGGAACAGGTGCCGGAAGTCGATGCGGAAGCCGCTAAGTTCTCAGCAATATGCGGGATGGGTGCCCGGCTCTGTTACATCGGGACGGACGGCGTTGAACATATCGAAAACGTCTATCCGTGGGAATGCATCTTTTTAGTGGACGATAACGATATCCAGCACCCTGAGTATGCCCTGCGGTATTGGGTTGAGCAGGACGCCGAGAATAAAGAGATCTATAAAGCTGAGTTCTATGATGCGTTTCAAGTCTCATACTGGATGATCGAGAAAGGGCAGGCTGACCAGATCGAAAATGCGTTCATGCCGGACCCGTCCGAACCCGTTAACCCCCGGGATCATATGTTCACTGAATGCCCGCTGATCGGGTTCCCGAACAACAATGAGCTGCAGGGAGATTGTGAGAAAGTCCTGGAACTCATAGACGGGTATGATCGGGTATTGTCTGATATGAACTCTGAGATCGACCAGATGCGGCTGGCGTATATGGTGGTTCACGGGTTCAACCCGGACGACGATTTCTTAAAGAAGATCCAGAAAACGGGTGTCTTCGGGGTGGACGATGAGACGGGCGGCGCTGAGTTCATTGAGAAGAACTTAAACGACGTGGCTATCAACAACCACCTGGACCGGCTCCGGACGGACATCTATTACTTTGCCGGATCACCTGATTTTAGGGATGAAGCGTTTGCCGGGAATATATCAGGGGTTGCTCTTAAATTCAAACTCTTTAAATTAGAGAGTAAATGTATCACGGCTGAACGTGAGATCACCAGCGCGTTACAACAGATGTTCAAGATCCTTGGTACGAAATGGCAAATTGAAGAAGTTGATTTCGATCCGGATATGGTGGAATACCAGTTTAAACGTAACTTCCCGCTTAATCTCCTTGATGACGCCCAGACACAGGCGGCGTATAAGGGATTGGTGAGTGAGAAGACCCGGTTAAGTCACTGTGCGATCGTGAAGGATGCTGAGCAGGAGATCGCGGATATGCAGGCGGATAACGAGATGCAGTTTAACCTGGATCTCGTGCAGACTGAGGAAACCCTGAAAGTAGAAAACGCAAATGCGCCGGAACCCGATCCCGTGGTAGTTGCTGAGAAAGGGGGTGTTCCGAATGCCTGATTATTACCGGGGGGATATCGGAAAGACTCTCAATATCGACACTGAGAGCACCATGACATCACTAACCACCGGAAAACTGTATATGGTCAGGCCTGACGGCTCAGAGGTTACGTGGTCGGTCAGTACCCACGCATCAGAGGTAACATACCTTACCCTTACCTTTGGCACATCCACTGAAACTAACTATCTGGCATCCACGGACGCTCCCGGGGATTGGGAAGGTAACGCCTTTGTGGTCCTTGGTGCGGCCTCATCAATCCAGATGTACGGCTCAACGTTCATTATCAATATCGGGTGATGGGGAATGGTTACGGTCAACAGTATCATAACCAAAACCTTTAATACCGATTCTATTTTTAAGAAAACGGATTCGTTGTGGGTCAATATCGGCGCGACCAGTTCGACCAATACCTATGACATCTGGATCGTGAAAACATCGACGTTCTGAGGTTCAATGGCAAAACCGCAAGACCTTAAAAAACTGTATGAGAATATAGTCACTTATTCTGAACGTATGTTCAAGAATATGGACAAGTTCAACAGGCAGGACTACGCCCGGGCATTGAAACAGGTTAAGGCAGTCGTGGCGGATGCGTATGCTAAATACGGAGCGCAGGGTAAACTCACGTATGCCGAGATGCAGAAATATGAGCGCATACAGAAGATGGACGCTCTTTTATATGAAGCGATTGACGGGAACGTAAAGAACGTAGCAAAGCGGGCCCGGCTTACCCTGAAAGATACCGTGACCGGCTCGTATGACAAATCCAACGCCATAGTCACTCTGCAAACGGGCGTTGAGATTACCAAACAGCTTACGGGCGATCAGATCATCGCGCTCCTGCAGAAACCGATTAGCGGGTTGACCCTGAATGAACGTATGAGTCTTAGGGTAGTCGATCTTAAGATGCGTGTGTCCTCTGAGGTTAAACGGAAGATCCTGCAGGGTGCACCGGTTGAGGATACGTGGTTAGGCGTCAAGACCGTGATGGAAAAGGTTTACGCCAAAGACCGTACCATGCTGGCGGATGACGCGCACCGGGTATCTCAGGAAACCATTCAAGCGAGTTTAGAGAGCGGGTTGGATAAAGGGATATTCCCGACACTCACCTGGCTAACAGCAGGGGATGATGTCGTAAGAGAAGCGCACCGGTTGTTAGACGGCCAGACGGTTGACGCGGGAGAAGAGTTTGAGATCCCGTCCGGAGAATGGAAAGGGTATAAGACGTTTGGGCCGCAGCAATTTGGAGAACCGGCCCTCGACTATGGGTGCAGGTGCATGGTTATTGGCGGGTTCCGGGAAACAGAAACAGAACAATTAAATACCAACGTTACTAATACCAGTAATATGCGAGAACCGGTAAAAGTTGGTGAACGTGTGTTATCGTTGGGGTATCAAACAGCAGAAATTTTAGAATTATTCCCAGACGGGAAAGCCCGTTTAAAATTCCCAAGCGGCCATATAATGAACACAAAACACTGGGATCGATTCAGACCAGATTAATTTTAACCCTTCTCTCAATGTTCCGGGATAAGAAAGAAGGGGAATAACGGTGTGGTTAAGTTAGTGCGGAAATGCTGGAAGTGCGGGAAGGTTAAAGAGTACGCAAATGCGTGAATTTGGGGAATAATTATATATTCTTCCGTGCTATAGTATGAAATATGGAATCAATTCCGAACACATCCCAAATATCACTTATTGATGATCGTTCAGAATTGGAATATATTGCAATAGAACGAATAAAAAAATACGTACCAATAGAGGGATGTGATCTCGCGTTTAGTGGGGGAAAAGATTCTGTTGTAATTCACGATCTCGCATTAAAGGCGGGTATAAAATTCACACCCCATTTCCATTTCACAACCGTCGATCCTCCGGAACTTGTCCGGTTTGTGAAAGACAATTATCCTAATGTAATATGGGATCGCCCTAAAAAATCTATGTTTCAATTAATTGAAGGCCGTGGATTTTTTCCAACACGCGGGATCCGATATTGTTGTTCAGAACTCAAAGAGTATGTATCTAAAGGAAGGGTTATAATAACGGGGGTTAGGAGAGAGGAATCCGTTAAACGCAGCACACGACAAATATATGAACCATATAGGAAAGACAAAACGGGAAAAACGTTTTTTCTCAACCCTATAATTGATTGGAAAACAAAAACGGTTTGGGACTACATTCATAAAAATAACCTCAAATATTGTTCTCTTTACGATGAAGGTTTTGATCGTATAGGGTGTATTATGTGCCCATTGCAAAGTTCTGATCAAATGGAAAAGGAGGGCAAAAAATGGCCGAAATATTATAAAGCATATGAATCGGCTATAAGAAGAGGGTTAAAAAGAGCAAACGAACGCGGTAGAATCCCGAAATTATCAGGATTAACCGCAGAGGATACTATGAGGTGGTGGATATATGCAGAAAAAACTGCTTGCGCGGAACAATGTCAATTATTCGGATGAACCATTATGGTATAAAATAATGTGGTTCTTTCCTCCGTTTGTGATTATTTATTTTATTATACGATATGAATTCAAATGGACACCAACATTCCTAAACCAGATATCAGAGTGGGACGAAACGGACGAAGGGAATGATCGCGCTCCGTTTAGTATGAGGTTTGATCCATAAGTACGCATTTGCGTAACCAATACATTTATATACACACAATAACTAATACTTAATTGTTATTTTGGGAGGACTGCCTCCTATCCTATTTTATCGGACTCTTTGATCCCGACTACTAATAATTACTAAACTATATCAAATTAGTAGTTGGTTCTTCGGAGGCCGGCTGTGGCAGAACTCTTTTTTCAGAGGTATTATGGCAGAACCAAACACACAGGGGGCAGATCCCCAGACTCCGACAGAACCCGCAACCACGGGGGCTAACGGGGAACAGACTCTTACAAAAGAGGATGTTGAAAAGCTTATCCAGAGTTCAAACGACCGCGTAAGAACGGAACTGTATCAGAAGATCAAAGCCAAAGACCAGGAGATCGAAGACCTTAAGAAGTCCACGATGTCAGCGGCTGAGGTTAAGAAGATGCAAGAAGAGAAACTCGCGCAACGTGAGAAGGAACTGAGATCCAAGGAACTGATTATCACGGCTACTGATTCCCTCAGGGATAGCAATTTGCCGATAGATTTCCGTGATTTGGTGATCGGGACTGACGAGGAAAACACGAAAGCGAAAGTTCTTATCCTACAGAAGATGTTCCAGAAAGCGGTTGAGGATGCCGTGTCCGAGAAGTTCAAGGCTAACGGCCACGAACCGGGCAAGGGCGAACCTGCCAAACTCAATCAGACATTTACCGAAGCCCAGATCGGCGCGATGAGTCCGGACGAGTTTAAGAAGAACGAACCGGCGATCATGGCGGCGATGAAGGCCCGGCAGATCAAAAGATAATCATCAATCATCCAGTCTCTTTTAAGGAGAATTTAAATGGCAATTGACAATTTTATACCGACCATCTGGTCACAGAAGATCTTCCAGGATTACGACAAGGCCTTTGTATTTGGCGGACTCGTAAACCGGAATTATGAAGGCGAGATCCGCACACAGGGCGATTCCGTTAAGATCAACGCGATCGGTCCCGTTACCGTCTCGGACTTCACTAAAAACAGTACTGCCGGCGTCTCTCTGGCTCCTCTCGTGGGTGTCGATCAGACGTTGATTATCGACAAGGCGGATTATTTCGCGTTCTTCGTTGACGACATCGACAAGCAACAGCAGTCCCCTAAGGGTGTCATGGCCGAGGGTATGAGGAAAGCATCTGTAGCTCTCGCTGAGAAGACAGACGGATACATTTCCGCTCAGTATATCAATGCTGGCACGATGCTGACTACCGCAGCCTTTGGTCCGTCCGTGGTTGCTGAACAGCTTACCAAGATCCACCGTAAACTTGACGAGAACAACGTTCCCTTCCCGGGCCGCTGGCTTGTCGTGCCCCCGTGGGCCTATGAGAAGCTCGTTCAGGCTAACATCGGTTTCGCTCCGACAACTGCCGGCGTCTCCGGTGCACTTCAGGGTGTTGACGGGACCGCCGTGTTCGAGGCTGGCCGGGTTGGCCGTGTTCTCGGGTTCGAGGTCTATATGTCCAATAACCTAACCGCCCACGCTTCCGACGCATCCACAACCCGCTATCATTACGTGATGGCCGGTACTCGTGACGCTATCACCTTCGCTGACCAGATCGTCAACGTTGAGGCGTTCCGTCCGGAAACCATGTTCTCGGATGCTGTGAAAGGTCAGCACGTGTATGGCCTTAAGACCGTTGCACCTAAGGCTCTGGTTGCATGTCCGTTCCAGGAGAGCACCGTTTAAGGAGGGATAAAAAATGTCAACCGATATTTCACCCAATAAGGGAACATGGGGAAAACTCACCCGTGCCTCCAGCAACACGACCGTAACCGTTCAGCCGACAAGCGTTGGTATTCCCGGGTTCGCCATGACTTCCGCAGCGGATGTTCTGGTTGCAATTCCGATTGAACGTCCCGGTGAACCGCTGATGCTGGTTTATATCTGTGACGCGGTGTCAAGTGCGGCATATTACCCGCAGTTAGATATTGCGTTTGGGAATGGTGCAACCGATCCGGCTCCAATGTCCGGTGTCGCATACGCCAACCTCTCAACCGTTGATCTCGCATGGAAAGGGTTCATTTCAACCGCAGTCCATGGCGGGGTTACGGCATCCGAAGCCGTTATGTACACCCTGATGATCGATACCGCTAAGTTTGCCCATAATTTCGGTGCAACTTCAAGCGCGATCCAGGATGCTTATGAGAGCTTCATCTATGTGGCTCCCGGCCAGTCCAGTGCGGCAACCGTCGCCGGTCACAACGCCGCAAATGCGAACATCTCAACCGGCCCTGCCGTGTTCATTGGCGCGTTCCACGTGCCGCAGTAATCTTCCAATCTTTTTTCCTTTTCCAGTTCGAGGTTAAATGTCTCAGGAACCTGAAACCGTAGAAATGATCCTTCCCCCTGTAGTGGGAGGTCACGCCATCAGCAGAGGCGTCAACGTATCGTACCAGAACCTTCCTATTGATGTCGAATTCTCAGAGGAACATTTTGAAAGGGGAGCGGATCTCCATGATGTCTGTGCTTATTACACTGAAAATCTTGCCCGGGATTCGTTCTTTAACTTCATTATCCCTCAAAACGATGTCGTAAGAAGTATCGCTTTACAGGCGGATGCTCAGTTCCGCAACCGGGGATTCCCTAAGAAAGTGGCGATCGTCGGGTTTGCGGAATCCAAGAAAGACGCGCCGTATGGCGATCCATCATGGGAAATCTGGGGACTGAACGATCTTCACGGGATCATTCCTAGAGAGACACGACATTTCGATATCCACACGCCGGAAGTTATCGATATTGACGTGACAGCCGGCAGAGCACCTAAAGACAAGTGCGGCATGGGCGGGTTATCTCATCTCAGCGTTCCGGTGTATATGCAGAAACGGGAGCCTAGCGTTCATAACTCTGTTCAGATGCCACTTACGGAGATTCTTGAAACGTTCTCTAAACTGTCCGGTGCCCGATACTTCACCAACTCAATCTCGTATATGATCGCGTTCGCGCTGTATGAAGGTATCATTACCGGCCACCAGTGGGAACATATCGATGTGTACGGTGTTGATATGGCTGTCGGGACGGAATACGAAGTCCAACGGGCATCCTGTGAATACTGGATCGGGATTGCTGAAGGGATGGGCGTTAAAGTCCATATCCCGGACACGTCCGACCTGAACAAAACCGCGTTCCTGTATGCTTACGAAACCAAGAAGCAGATGAAGTTTGAGCAGAAAATGCGGGACAACATCTCAGCCATGGAAGCCCGGTTAAAGAACATCGATTCGGCCATTGAACAGAACATGATGGCAAAGTATCAGCATATGGGCGCGATCGGGTATGGAAAAGAAGCATTGAAGATATGGAGCAATTTAGACACAAAATTATTTTAAGGAGATGATCAACTATGGGCCTTCCTGTAGGGATCCTGATGTCAGTGACTGAGGTTAAGAACATTCTTAATATTACCTCGACCACCTACGATGATTTTATCAGTAACAACCTGTACCCGATGGCGGTTTACGTCAATGACTGGACCCACAACGGCCTGGAATACGAATACGAACCGACACTAACGCATTACACCAGCCTTTCCGCGTCCAGTGCGTCCGGAAGCACTGCCGCGATCGTTCAGCCATGGTTAATCCGGGGATCTGTTGAAGTCTATTCCTCAACACTCTCATTCAGATACGAAGAAGATCACGATTACGAAATCAATTACGAAACCGGATCTCTGGTTTACCTTGCCGATTCAACTAACGGGACGAGCACGGGCGGAACGGCTATTATTGAATGGTCCTGCATTAATCCGCAGGGTGGCGCACGGATCGCTATTGCTCAGTTGCTCCGAAACTCATGGGAAGCAAAACCAAACGTGGTCTCTGAAAGTATCGGCCCGCTCTCGCGCACGTATGCGGCAGGGACGGACGGCCAGATGCCCGGACCGATTAAAGCGATGCTGATGCCATACCGGCTCCCGCTGTTTGTGTGAGGTGAATGATGGGTTTAGAAGATTTCAGTCATTGGCAGAACCAAACAATCACTATCAACGCTTATACCGGATTCGACGCTTACGGCACACCCACATTCTCAACCGTTGACACCTCATATCAGGCATTGGTAGTCCAGGAAGTAAAAAGTATCCGGGATAAGGCGGGTGTGGACAAAGTATCCAACACTCAGGTATATCTCCCGGGAACCGTGACGATCCACATTGAGGATAAGATCACTTTACCTGACGCAACAACCCCGCTTATTCTGGCGGTTCAGAGTTTCCCGAATTTCGACGGATCCAACGTTATTACGCAGGTGTTTACGTGAGCGCGGATGATTTCAAAACCGATCGGGAACTCCTGCTGGATATCCGGCATGATGTAAGAGATCTGGTATCTTGTAAAGAAGATCACGAGATCCGGATCCGAGCGGTTGAAGGCAACTTCTTCAAGGTCATGTCGATCGCCGGGTTTATCGGATTTCTCTCGGGTTGGTTCGGGAAAATGTTAGGGGGTAACTAATGGCGGCATCTCCTCACAAACTAATCGATGTCCAGATCCAAGGAGGCGATCAGGCACGGGTTAACCTTGCCGCATGGTGGGCGAAAGCACCGAAAGAGACACAGGCCGCGTTTGTCGGGGAGATGGAAGATACCATGAAAGAATCTCAGGTTGAGTGCCCGTGGGATGATATGAACAACCATGATGACGGTACACCTCATATGAGAGAAACCGCTCGGACGGATACGTATATCCAAGGTGATGAAATCATAGTTGCCGGATCGTATTCCACACCTTACGCGGTTTACGTTCACGAGATCCTTGGAAACCATCACGAGTATCCCACGAAAGCCAAGTTCCTTGAAGATCCGGCAACCCGCCGGGCGAAAGTCCTGATTCAGAACATCGGGACGAAACTAGCGTCTTTGTTCAGGGGTGCATAATGGTAACGTTCTTAAACGATCTGGCCGTCAAACTCGAAGCCTCTACCCTGTCAATAGGGTATGCGACCACCACGGCGGGTTATGCCCGGTCGATCTTCCTGCAGAACCTCCCGTCAACTGCAGGATCGTGGATCGTATTGTATCCTTATGGAGGTATGGGGCCGGAATGGACTCATAATGGTGACAGAGCCGCGTTCCCACGGTGTAACATACTTGTTACCTCTACAGCGGCAGATGGCGGGCATCAGAAAGCCCTGGATATCGTTTCAGCACTTGATAACATCCACAACTCGAAACTATCACCATCATCTAACTTTTACCGCAGTATCCGGGTTGAACAGGAACCCACATATCTGGGTAAGGATGCCGGAGGACGCGGTCAGTTCTCAATTAATTTTCAAGTAGTATATGGAGGGTAAAGAATGGCAGCTTCAGTAGCGCGTGAAGTTCAGGGTATTGAATTAGCCCTGACTTCCGTTAATGGAGGGACTTTCTACAACCTTGGTGAAATCCTGAGCGTTACACCGCCTACCCGGACAATGGGTACGATCGATGTGACCAACCACAACACCACGGATTATTTCAGAGAGTTCTTACCGGGCATGATTGACCCGGGAACGATCACGTTCACAGCAAACTATGTTTCCTCGTCCTCATGGGCGAGTGACCTAATAACGTCCGTCATGGCCGACCGGGCGAAAATCAATTGGAAAACCACACTATCCACAGGAGAAGCGGCTACCAGTTCGCAAAACGTGTGGTATGGTAACGGATACATTACTAATTACCAGTTACTTACCGCGAACGATCAGGCGGTCCAGTATAGCGTGTCGATCAAACTAACCGCGAAACCGACTGATTCGGCGGATACCACGTAAGGAGGGTAAAGAATGGCAGCAAGCGCAGCACGAGAGGTCCAGGGCATCACGTTTCAGATGTCCTCAATCTCAACCGGCACCATGGTCAGTATGGGGGAAGTGCTCAGTTTCACACCTCCGACGGCCGCCATGGGGACGATCGATATCACTAATCACGGGACCACCGATTACTTCCGGGAATATTTACCCGGACTTATCGACCCGGGAACCGTGACATTCACGGCGAACTATATCACGTCAACCGTGGCATCCTCGGACGCCCGGAACTGGTGTGAGAATCTGATTGATGAACTCATGGCGTCACGGACAAAGATCCCGTGGCGGTTCTATCTTTCAGGGACCAGCACTCAAAACCAGTGGTCAGGGAATGGGTATATCACAAACTATCAGCTGATCACGGCAAACGATCAGGCCGTCCAGTATTCAATGAGTCTGAAAGTCACCGGTAAACCGACATATTCAGCGGATGCGACAACGTAAGGAGGGGCTGATGTATTCCACCCTCCTTTTTTTAGACCGGCCCCGGCATTTACGGTATGATATGCAAGCGGTTCTGGATCTCGATCAGCTCTTACTGAAAGGGTTTGAATCGGTGTTCGGAATGGAAGCCGACATGAGCGCGTTACGGCTGATCTATTGGGCTGGTCTGAAACATGAAGATACGCATTTGCGTATTTCGGGAGAAGGTGGGACGGGCGATATCCTGCAGAACGCGATGGTCGCGGGTCCGTGGACGTTTGAATCGTTGACCAAACAGTTTACCCGGACTATCTTATCTGACGGATGGATCCACCTACCGGATCCGAACCAAGAACGCCGGAATGAGACCGGTGAGAAGTTCACAATCCAGGATTACATATCAAAACTTGAGGAGCTCAACTATGAATTCCTTGGTCTGAGACCCAAAGAGTTCTACGGGGTCACTCCCCGGGAGTTCCATTTAATGATCGATGTGGCGGGCGCTACAGATAACCAGCGGGCTGGAATGGTCTGCGCTACTGTTGCTAACTGCTCCGGCGCAAAGAAACCCAGTGGAGGACCATTCAAGATAGATGATTTCTTCAATATCAAAAAGAAAGTCGTGCGGGAATCTCCGGAAACTATTAAGAATAAAATGCGGGCAGCGTTCGGGGAGGCTACAGAATGACAGTTATCGGAAATCTGGTTACGCGGTTTACGGCGGATATGTCCGATTTAAAACAGGGTGTCGGGCAATACGATAAAGAGATCGCAACTGCTGAGAAGAAAACCGCTGATTTCAGTGCAGGACTTGGTGATCTAAAAGCCGTTGCTCTTGAAGTAGCCGCAGGGATTGGGATTGCCACCGCCATCATTGCTGGATTTATTGTCAAGGCTACCGGATACGCCGATGCACTCACCAAAGCCAGTTATGCAACGGGTCTTTCTGTCGAACAATTACAACGATGGAAAGCGGCCGGGGAAGAGACAAGCGTATCAATGGATGAGATCACAACTGCAGCCCGGATGATGTCATCCCGTATGGGTGAAGTATCCGACCCGGGCAGTGAGATGTCTAAAAGCCTGAAAGATATCGGAGTTAGCGCATACGACACTACCGGGAAACTTAAAGATACCAATACTCTGATGTGGGATATTATTGTTGGGTTATCTCAACAGGAATCCGTAGTTAATCGAAACTCTAAAGCGTTGGCTGTTCTAGGGAGATCGTGGTATAATTTAGCCCCGATCATTAATAATGTAGCCGATGCACAGGACGCTTATAACAAAGCCGATCCGTTCTCTGATCAGAAGATTGCCACGCTTGATAAATACAATACTGCTTTAGAGAAAGCCGGTGCAGCATCGGACCGGTGGGCGGTTACTATCGGGGATAAACTCACACCACTTATCACTGGTGTTTTTATCCCGGCTGTTGACGCTCTTTCCGGAGCGATTTCCTTTCTCTCGACAAAATGGGATGAGATGCAATTCAACGCAGCCAAAAACATCTTGTCTGTCCAGGCACTTCTCACAGGTGATTCTAGTAAACTCAATGCGTTCATAACTGCCGGCATGGGGGGCGGTGCAAAATCTGCGGCATCAGGTACCGGTGGCACAGGTAACACCTTTTTACCCGACACAGAAACCGCGAATGCCCGACTTGAAGAGAACGAAAAAACCATGTGGAGCGCCCTTACTGCAGCCGGCAAAGAATACGAGAGCGCTTTAAAAGACGTTATTGACGAGAAAAAGAAACTTGCCGATCTGGATAAAGATTATTATCGGGGTATGAGCACTGTCGGGTGGGACGTTGCCCGGGCCCGTGATCTCACCATTAAACACGGGTGGGATACCGAAGATCAAACGGCCAACGTTGGGGCATCGCAACAGGCGTTAAGCACATCCTCAAAGAACTTAAAGAACCGGCAAGACGCATGGGCGGTAGCTGGCAATTTCATCATTAACGTAAACGGGTATAATAAAACAATAGCCCAGGCTGAAAAAGAAGCAAAAGATCTGGCAGGAGAACGGATAAAAGCAGGGATCCCTTCTGGGGTGACTAACTAATGGCAGATGAAGATATCGAATGTGCGAAACCCAATAAGAAATACCTACGGCTTAACTGCACTCGGAGTTGTAAGAAAGATAAGGAAGAACTCGACTGTGAAAACTACAAGGCGAAGGAGAAAAAATCATCATGACGGACACATTCTCAACCTACAATCTTAAAGTTGTGGAAGTAGTGAAAGAAAACCGTATCGGTGGATATTACTATGATGCCGCCGTTCAGTGCCGGACATCTGCGTTTGCGGATTATCTTACCTTATCCAGCATGGCAGGGAATGTCACGGTCACTCAATTATTGTCAGGATACTATAACGTTCAGACAGATGGCACCGAAGCGACTTTGGTCCTCGGAGGGTCGTCTCATTCAAATTGTGCGATTAAAGAGATCTCAGCGGCTGAGGTGTCCAACTCGATGGAAGATGTCTGGGATTTCACAATAACTTTTGTGGAGGATACCAGCACATGATAACCGAGTTTCCTAGAGTACGGATCGTGTGGACCATTGAGACGATTCACCGTGGTGTTCCCCCGCACGTATGCGCGATGGGTTGCCCCGAGTATCTCTCATATGATATCTGTGCAACGTGTTACCGAAGACCGAGCAAATCTATAGACAGGAGTAACTGAAATGGCAACGTTAAAAACAGACGGGCTGGAAACCGTCGCTATAAGGATGATATCCAGCACCCGGGCAGCGTTTACTTACGGAGCATTGTCTTCAAACGCAACCGCAGAGAGTACAGCCGGAACAACCCTTACGGGAGAAATTGCAACGGCCGGATTACAGCGGGCAGCAATGACCTGTACAAACCCAAGCACTTACGTATTCCAGATGGCTTATGTGTGGACATCTACCCAGACGGTTGAGATCATGAAAGTGGCGTTTTTCAACGATTCGACCGCAGGCAATATGTTGGGGGAACATCTTTTCTCTGTGGCCAAAGGCTTGATATCAGGGGAAACGTTGACTATAACCGCTCAGGGGAGCATACAGGCGGCATAAAGAGGTTTTGAAAAATGGCACTTGCAAAAACAGTTACCCAGATTATTACTAATACCAGTATCGGAGCTTCTTCATACTTCGATTCGACTACATACCTGAGCCTCACGGACGCCGTGGCATTGGCGATAGATGCGTCTATGGTCAGTTCAAGTTCAGCAGAATCTGGGATCCGTGTGGATATAATCGCATCGTATGACAGCACAACGTTTGATACGCAGATTTATGATCAGTTCACGCTTTCGTTCTCGTCCGGCACGACATCGATATATTCCCAGACGTTCGACGTTAACCCGTCCCTGAAATACGGAAAGGTCCGGATCACTAATCTCAGTACCGGTTCGATAGCTTCCGCCTGTGATGCATGGTCGATAGTTCAAACCGCGTGAGGCGCTATAATGGGCGCCCGACACTTTTTCCGGAATAACAAGCACACACCTTATGATCGGTGGCGCTACCAGGTCCGGATCCCGATAACCAATCCAGCACCACTTACCGGGTATCAACATAAATTCACGATTCCGTGGCGGTATGGGATGCAATCGGATTTTGCGGATATTCGGTTCTCTGCCGGCATGGGCGGATCATGTCCATATTATATTGATACCAAAACTGATGGGTCCACGGCAGAAGTCTGGGTAAACGTAGCCCCCGCACTCCAATATTACGTTTACCTTTATTATGGTAATAATGTAGCAACCTCGGAAAGTTCATTAGCCGCAGTGTTCCCTGTAACCAACCAGTTCGCCGGCTCCGGTATCAATTCAGACGTTGAGAATGGCGGGATTGAGCGGAAACCATTTTTCGAGAAGTTTGATGTCGATGATCTGGCCGCATACACCGTCACCGGTGCCCCAACCATTGCATCCGGAGTACTGACGTTAGCGTCACTGGATATCATCTACCGGACGCTTCCGGGATCCGATCCTGCGGGAAAATGGGATATTGTGTTTAAGTTCACCACCCCGCGCACTTCAGGTAATCAACAGGTAGCTTTATACTTCCAGGGGTTTGAGGACGGCACACTAGGTATCCTCCGTGGTGCCGGGAACGCGATATCAATATTAACGAGCTTCTTTGACGGGCCCGGGACAGGCGTCATAGACACCGGGGAGACCCTTGCTGATGATGTGTATGGTTGCGCCTCAATCGTGTACGACGGCACGAACTATCAGATGTATTGGAACGATGTTGCTGTAGGGGATCCATTAACCGGGCCCGCCTATGCTGTTCCCTCTATCGGGGTGTTTGCCTTTAATTCAACAGTGGTCGTCGATGAGATGAATCACATCCCATCAGTAGCCTATCAGGACCTGTACGGCAGCGATACCGAGAGCCGATACATGCAGCTCTCCAGCACTGACCTGAGCACATGGGCCAGCTCAGCAGCCGGGGATGTCGTGGTCAGTGGCGGGTATATGACGCTTTCCAGTGATGACGACCGGGGGATCTATGCGGTCCGGAAGGCATACAACCACGCCTCAGGGGAGATCGAATTCTCATTCACCAACGCCAACGACGGCGGCGGGGGCGCGGATGTCTGCGGGATGGTATTTTGTTATCAGGATATCCTCAATCATTACAAGATTGTAGTGGAGGACGACGGAGCCGGTGCGGAAAACCTGAAACTGTATAAGGTGATTGCGGGGACGGCCACGCAGATCGGCAGCACCAAGGATGTCAGCGCCACTTATACACGGGGTAATACGACGAGGATCAAGCTGCATTATTCCCGTGAGTATGGGCAGGTGTGGGCATATCTCCGCGATGATGCCGGCACCTATCCTACCTCACCGGATATCGCAGACGCCTTCGTATCCTCATGGCCGTATGGGGAGGTCGGGGTGTTTGCCACCGTCACCACAGCGGGGGCGGGAAACCTGTCGGTGGCGTTCGATGATCTCACGGTCCGGGCAGGGTTGCTGGTTGGGGAGAGCAATGTATTCACGACTGAGAGCGGGTTTTATTGGAGGGATGAATTTACAGTATCAGATTCCGACAGATGGCTTGTACAAACCGCAGGAGATACGGCTTTCTGGTCGTGGGATGCCGGCGTTCTAAAATCAACCGCAACCACGCAAAGAGGGTTAACATATCCCCAAAAAATTAATAATGATAATTTAGCAATAACCTTCGATTATATACCGCAAACCCAAGATGCTACCAGATTCATTTTGGGGTTTTTGCTACAGGGAATTTATAGGGCACCCGGGGTTTCAACAGGCAGTCAAGGATATGCAGTATATTTTAGGGATAACAGTGTTCGTATATTAGAAGATTTAGTGACAGCAACAACGGCGGTATACACTTTTACGGCAGGATCAACATATAAAATTAAAATATCCATGTCTTCCGCAGGAGTTATTAATATTTATGTTGATACAACTTCTGATTATGGAACGACATTAATAACAACATATACAGACACCACATATACTTTCGGATATGTTGGTTTTGACTCTGTTGTGAATGTTACGTTTATTGATAATCTTACAATCAACGGAACCCGCTATTACAACGAACCCATGCCATACGGTGCGCAGATCGGAGAGTACTGGAACGGCACCTCAACAGTAACGGCAACACGGTTATGCGATAATTTCAATTATGATACAATTGCCGAATATACGCAGGTATATCGGACATGGTCGGTTGATACCGCAAAGGGGGATCTCGATGTGTCCGGAACAAACGCCTTATTAAGAACAAACAATAAATTCGGCTCTGGATTATATATTTGTAAATTTTATGCGTCAACCTTCGGACTTCAATACTTGGTTTTTGGATGGGATGGGACCAGCGACGGTGCCGGTCTTATCTATAATGGGTATTCGTTGCGGCAATCCTCAACACAGTTGACCCTCGCAAAATCTGACGGGGTGGGTACACTAACAACCCTCGCGTCACTCATATCTTATGTGCCTGCAGTTAACACACCATATTATCTTGTTGTTTACTGGAACCAAACCACAGGAGATATCATAGCAAATATTTATTCTGCGGCGTGGGTGAAGTTAACCGCTGGAATCACTACTACCGATACGACGTTTCAATCATCGAATTATGCCGGATTAAAATCAACCGTCACAACGGTACATCCCATGGGGTTGGAGATAAACGCCCTTGAATCCTCCATGCACAACGGTGCCTCAGTACTCAACGGCAGCATAGCGCATGGCGGGGAATGGGACACCGGCATAACGGCGGGATACCTGCTCCGGGAATATGCGGATCCCGAACCTACCACAGACAGCGATTATCCGAGAACACTCAATAAACCTCAAGCATCTATTATCTGGTCTGATGGCAATGTGGCAGAGTCATTATCATTCTCCCCGATCTCCTGTTCATTGTCCGTCCCGACTGCTAACCTTACGGGCACGGTTGATCTCGGGGCAATCAACGCCCATCTGTTTGCCGTTGTAGGTGATGTAACAGTCCCCGCTAATATCAACACGTTCATTAAATCGGGGACGGTATCACGAGAATTCATTAACAAAATGTATTCAGCGAATTTTGAATTTGACGGTAAATCTACCGGATACAACTATTTCTCAGGGCTGTATTATAAGCACGTCCAGTTCATTATCCCCGATTATATCGGAACGGACCATTGCGTATTCGTAGGATTTTTCCCGGGATCCCAGACCACGTTTGCACCCGGCGCGGATTCTCAGGCACTCACGGCATACGATTATGGGTTTTATCTCTCAAATCAGGTATTAGAGTTTAGCGATCTTGAACTTCTCACACCGACTGATCAGTTACTTGAGACGAAACACCAGTTATATTATCTTTCGGGGACGGCCCGGTTTAATATCGGTGACCGAATCCTTGGGGGAACTTCCGGGGATTCAGGGACGGTTATTGAGGTTAACGGATATCCGGGTGGTTATATCGTAATGAAAGGTATGGCTGGCACCGGTCCAACATATTTCCAGGATGGAGAAAATCTGATACGGTGCGGGGTCACTGTAGCCGTAGCTGATGGGTTTACTCTTGACGTTACCGGGATCATAGATGTCCAGTTCCCGGAAGATTGGATTCGGAGGGCATTAGGTGGAGACGATTGGTTAAGTAAAACCGGGATTGAGCCGTATAGGATAGCATCTACGGCCGCGATCTGGGACGTTACGGTTCCTGCGTGTGCGTTCCAGTTTGAAGAGTTACGAACCAAAATGTCATGCATAGAAGAAATATGCCAGAAACTGAAATTCATATTCTATGTCAAATGGAGGTTAGTTGGTGGGATATACCGACCGTGCGCGTACTTCATAAACGAGACGGATATTGATGACGGTGCGGCCGGTCTGGATCTCCCGGCAACAGTTACGATCACAAAACCTTCGGCGTTCCTTGCGAAACCGGTTACCCTTGACCAGAAAGGAGAGGAACGGGTTAATCAGGTAATTGTGAAATGCCAGGCGTTTGACGGCACATGGTATACAGCGATCGTCCAATCGTCCGGGGTGGATTCTGGGGATGAGATTCCGCTGACGAAAAAGGAGATAAACGCGAGTATAACCACACAAGCAGAAGCCACTCAGCGGGCTAACGATCTGTATAACTATTATCAGTATCAGGTAGCCACATGGAAAGCGACGTTCATCAGAAGATCGGATCTGGAACTGTTACAGAAAATGACGTTCTCTGGGTATGGCGTAGACATCCCAGACGGGGATTACCGGATTATAGGGATAGAATATCATTACGCTGCAGTGGATCATTCGATTATAAATGAAGTAACCTGTACACTCATGCCGGCATCCTATTTCCAGTCGTATCTCAACCTTTCGCGGGTATTCACTGGCAGTATCTGGGAAATCCAGAAGATTATAAAAGCCGAACTTGAGAAACAGACTAAAAACGAGGTTGGAACCGTCACTGATGTTACCGCAGGTAAAGTCACGGTACTAACTGAGACGGGTATGACGAAAACCGCACGGGACGGAGCGAATTGACGGCTGTTGGAGATAAAACCGTAGTTATTCCTACAGCCAGCGGGAAACCTGTCACCATCGTAGTTAATACACCCACTGTTGGAGATAAGGTGGTCATTACCAGGGACAGATCCGGGAAATACGTGATCATACCGGTTTTCACCCAGGTTGCGGGGGACGCGGTGATTACAATGCCAACGTCAAGCGGGAAATCTGTAGCAATAGTCTCATATGTATGGGATGGCGGCGGATGGGTCCAGATATGCACCGTACCTTGGGAAACCGCGTTAACTGAATCAACAGAGTATGTATTAAAAACATCTGAAACAGGGAAATTATTAATCGGGAGTGCTACCGGGATTGTTATGGCATCTGATGACGGGGGGATAACGTGGTCCACTGTTTCCTCCCCTCCCACTAATGGGTTGCCCGGTCTGTACCTACCGTCATGGTGTAATTTAGGAGATACAATCTATGTTCTCGGGGGTTATACTAGTGTTCTTGATAACAAGGTTTACGTAAGCACCGATGGGGGTTTGAACTTCTCCTTTGTCGGCGATGCTGAATGGGCCCCGAGGGGGTCATTTTCAAGCGTAGTGCTCAGCGACGGGGCAATAGTGATTTACGGGGGCGGTGCTGCCGGAGGTGGACCCCCTTATGATGTATGGATATCAACCGACGGTGGAGCACATTGGACGCAATGCACCGCCGATGTTGGGTATCATGAATACCCGGAAAACGTAGGGAAAATGATAGCCCTACCGGACGACACCCTAATAATTGAAACTGATACAAAAACACTCAAATCTACCGACAGGGGATATACTTGGACACACACTGGGACGGTCCCGACATCGGATAGGGAAACCGAATGGAGGAATATTTGTTCCGACACGAGAGGATGGTTGTGGTTCACTTCACGTAATCACAATGAAGTATATTTTTCAAAGAATTACGGAGCAAATTGGACAAGAATCACTCCGACTTCCGGGTTTTCGGTATTGCGATACGGATCACCAATTATCCGGAATGGTCACCTGTTACTTCTGGGAGGGTGGTATTTTGCTACAGATGCGGATACTATCTGGTCACTGCAAATTTAGATCAAGATCTGAGATATCTTTATCCTCTCATACGGTATATACTCTGATATGGAAACCATCACCAAGGAACAAAAACGCGTTCTCGGGGTTCTGTATCATGATATCCTGAGCATACCCCCGCAGGAACGTAAGAACGGCCGGGATCTGATCTTAAAGGTGGACGTTGCCAAGT